ACCATGTCCATCTGGTTGCAAACTATTTAAAAAATTATGGTCCATAGGACTGTGTATCATGGCGTCTGCATCTAACCATACTAGTTTTCCTTTGCCTTCTGCCATTCTAAAAATTGGAAATGTTTTATGTGCAAATTTTGTTGCCTGCCATTTGAATTTAAATTTTTCTTTGGCCATGATCTCTCCATTTAAAAATGGATCATTGTCGCCTACTTCTAAAAATTTTCTTAATTTTGGACACGATTCGTATATGCTATACCATATAACTCGTGATGATAATTTTGCATTATGATACCATGTGTCTTTTTCTAAGTCTTCTGAAAAGATATGTATTTTTACATCTTCAGGTAGATGTTTGTCCCACGTTTTTACATTTTCGCGAGATCCTAATTCCCAATATTTTTTATTTAAACTTGTAACAAAATTATACTGAGGCATCTTCCATACCAGCCACTCTGAGTTTTACAATGTTTGTTAGTTGCCATTGTTTTTGATCTAGTCCTTTTAAGACTCCTAACCATTTGTTTCTCATTAGTGCAAATTCATTAATTATTTTTTCATAATCAACTACGTCTGGTTCGCCATCAACATATTTTTCTACGTCTCTGCTTGAAAGTGCTCTTTGATAATTTTCTAAATATTTTTTGAAGTAGGAACTTCTTAAACGCCTTAATTCAATATTCATATAATTTAATATTGCTTCAAGTTCTTGTAATTGATTAAATCTTTGTTCTACAATACCAGGCATATTCGCAGATGCTTTTTCTACATTACCTTTGATACCAACCTGTCGCTTTGCTTCAGTCAGTTCATTCTCGTAATACGCCAGAGCATCTGGAATATGACTTATGTCTTTGGATATTTTACTATACCACATTACCATTCTTCATCTTCTGAGTCATCAAAACCATCTTCGTCTAGGTCCAAATAATAACTAATGGCCGCATCTAAATGATCACAACTTCCCATTGAATCTCTAAATGTCTCATCACTGACACCCATATCTGCACAGGCATCTACGTATTTTTCAGCAACCATTTCTATTTGCTTTTTATCTACGTATTCCTTGAACAAATTCCAAATGTCAATAACATGACTTGATTCCGCTTCAATCACTATTGTTACTCCTCAACTGTTTCATCAACAACTTCTGCTGGTTTCTCATCTACCATATTTGCAAAGTCACTCATAATTATGTTTAACTTTTCGCCTGTCCAGTCTTTTCGATAATCTAAATGTTCTTTGCCTGTTGAATCAACGTATTTAAGTCTATTGCCTTGTTGAGTAAGTAGTCCTTTTTTCTCAAATAAGTCCACAAGTCCACTGTAAGGATCCATACCTGTTTCATATGGAATCTTAACCTGTACACTTTCAAATGGTTTACTATATCTAGTTTTCATAACCTTACAAGCGGCTCTAATACCTCTTACGTCAGTTACTTTTTTACCATCTTGGTCTTCTTTAAGTTTTAATTTTTTCATTGCAACAACAATACTACTTGCATATATAAATCCTTGTCCACCTGATATCTTATCATCTGGATCAAACATATCTTGCGAAGCATACGTGTGGTTAGTTGCTACAAGTCCTACATTGTGACTACCAAACATATTAACACAGTTTCTTACAAGTGCCGTTAGTGCCTTAGGCTTTCTACCCATATCACCTTTTAAGTCACCTTTACCAAACTGATCAACATCTGTTGGAGTCAATAACATACCTAATGAGTCAATTACAAATAAAACCTTTGGACGATCTTCTTCTGGCATTTCTCTATAATCGCCCATAAATGTTGATACTGTTTTTGCAACATCATCAATCATTGACATATTAAGTTTTAATAATTTCTTTTCATCTGTATCTACGTCTAATGCAGTTAGCCAAGTTTCGTCAAGTGCGTTCTCTGAGTCAACTAAAACTACAAAGATACCTTGCTTCTGTGCTTCTTTAACAATGTTACCTGCACAAAAATAAGATTTACCTGATCCTGATTCACCTGCAAAAACAGTAACTTTGCCCAAAGGAATACCTCTGTTAAAGTCACCTGATACTAGATAGTTGAGTGCATAGTTACCAGTACTAACCCAATCAGTAGGATCATGAAATCCTGCACTCATACCTGTAATGGATTTAGTTAAGTTTTTACGAAACTTAGAAACGTCAAATGCCTTACTAGCCATAACTTCTCCTTCTTAACAAGTGGGAGTAGGCCGAAACCTACTCCCTACAAGTTTATTAGCCTTGTCGTGAACGGATCATTTTTAAAATGTCTTCCGCCTTGTTGTTAGTTGTAGATTCTGCGGTTGCACTCGCTGGTGCTTCTGCTACCTTTTCAACAACTGGCTCTGGAGCCGGCTGTGCTGGAGTCTCTACACTAGCAGTAGTTGTTGGTGTTTCCGCTTTAGGAGTACTAGGTGCTACTGGATCTCCTGTCTTTGCACTAACACCTGCTGGACGAAAGTATTGTCCAAACTTCTCTGTGTCATATGCTTCACCATCAACTGATGCTTTAAACATCTCACTGATTACCTTGACCTCAACTTCACTTGGTTGCTTAGGAAGGAAATCGCTTAGGTTAAACAAACCATTTTTGTCAACCGCCGCCTTCTCTTCTTCAGTAATAGGACGTTCACGTCTTGCCCAACTTGAAGTTGAATAATCTGCGTATCCGCCTTTTGAAGTTTTAGTAATTCTAAAATCTACCCCAGAAGTATAATCTGTTGGCAGTTCTTCCATATCTGGATCCATCAATGCACTCTTGATGAGTTGGAAAATCTGTGGTCCAATTATAAAACGTCTAATTGGATTTTCAGGAGTTCCATCTTCCTGTAATGCATTGTCAGTTACAAAGCCTTGGAAGATATATGATCTTTTCTTCCAATACTTTCTACCAAGATCCTCTAATGATGGATCTTTAAACCAACCTCTTACTTCTGCAAGAATTGGACAAGACTCTCCATACATTTCCATACATGGTACTTGTACCTGTACAGGTCTGCTGTCAGTCTCACCTTTAATACCTGCGAAAGGGAGTTTGATCATTAATCTTTCTTTCCAAAAGAAAGTGTTGTTGCTATCGCCATCTGGCAAGAAACGAACCGTTGAAGATTCACCTTCTTTTAAATTCCAGAATGGGTAGATTGCGTTGTCGGATGGTCCTCTGTTAGAACCTGAAGACCTTGTTTCTTGGTCTTTCAATTTTGCACGAATTTCTGCTAATGTAGCCATAATATTTGCCTCCTATAATTTTTAGCCTTCGCTAGTGCCTAATCATGTAGCACAGTTTTATATACTACACTCTATTATTTATAAAGTCAACAGTTTAATTGCCAAAAACATGGTATATTATACCTCTGCTGGTCCAAAGTTAAAAGCAATAGTGGTTCTGACTGCTTCTTTCGGACTCGACAGTACACTGTGATTGACATATGACGGAAATAAAAGTAAGCAACCCTTACGTGGTGCAAACCCTAATTCCGTACTGTTGTACTTCGTTTGTTGTGTTGGATGTACGTACTCCATAATTACATTTGGATTATAAAATACTGTTTGTCCAGCATTACCTGATGCTCTTACCCAATATATTCCGCTGACACCATCAGTACCATGATTATGTTTGCCATGATGATCTCCATCATTACGATAATCTTGGAACCAATATGTAAAATGTGACTCTACTGCTTTTGTTCCAGACTGCTCAACAAATGCATTAAGTCCTTGTACAAAAAAATTATACAATGGCGCCAATTCATTTTTCAAGTCAAACAGTTTTTCTTTTTCGTGGAAGTCGCTATTTTGATCTTTGTGTCTTACCAATTTGTCCAAGCGAGATACAACTGCTGATTCAACATCATCAGCAATGTTCTTATCTATATCTGCTACTAAGACTGGAGTAGGGAATAAATCATTTAATCGCATCACATATATGTTTAGTTAAAAACTTATACGCCTGCTAATTTCTTGATTCTCTCCATTTCTTGATCTTGTCCTGAAACCAATTGTTTCATCATTTCCGCCGCAGGCCTCATAGAAGTTTCACCGTATTTCTTTTCTACCGCTGTAAGCACTGCTGTTTCACCTTTTGGAAATGTATTAGATGTGTAGTCGTATAAACTTTTTATAAACTCTTCTAATTCAATTTCTGGTTCTTCTGTTTCTGCATCTTCTTTTTTCTTAGATGCTTGAAACATTTTAGACATTTTCACATACTCATCACCTTTTAAATCTCTAGGTGATTTGTTGTAGTTTTTCATTAACCATTTTGTGAAATCTGTTTTTGGATCTTCTTCTTCAGTTTGATCAGCAGTTTTTGACTTTTCTAATTCATCTGCTACTGCTTTTAACCAAGTTGGCTCTGATGGATGTCTCTCACCGTCTGATACATCTGCATATCCAATTGAGTCTGCTTCTTTACGTAGCATAGCAATAATTTCTTTTTTGTCTTTACCTGCATATTGACCTTTGCCGTTTTTACCGTCTTCTATTTCAGACATAACTGCATCTTTAAAATTTTCAAAGTCATGCATATCTGAAAATCTTTCAGCATCCAAATCTGCTTGGGTCATTGGATTTTCATTTGCAAGTTCTTCTGCTGTGAAAAAGTCTTCTACATTCAAACCAACTTTTGTAATTGCTTGTTCTAATGTATGTTCTTCACCATCTGAAGTTTTAAATTTAGTACCTGGCTTTGCACCTTTGGCTTTTAATTCACGTACCTTTTGTGCAAACTCATTGCCTTCACTAGCATCTTGTTCTGCTTCATCATGTTTAGGATTGATAGAATTAATTCTATCTGCAAAGTCATCTGCTGGTTCAATGATTGCTTCTTCAACATTGTAACCTTCTTTGTCCAATGCATCTATTACTGCATCACGTGGTGCCATAGTGTGTATTACTACACCGCCCTGTCTCATTTCATCTGGCTCACACTTACATTCGATACCAGCCTTTTTACAAGCCATTTCCATTTGTTCACAATCTTTATCAGAGATGCCTCTGTCTTGATCATAGTCGCCATCGATGTAAAATTTATGTGCGTGTGGTTCCATTCCACCTTCTGGACCACTTGCTTCTTTTTCACCATCTGCTTTTTTAACAAGTTCCATTTGGTGCTTTTGTAATTCTTCCATGCTGTCAAACTCACCTGTAAGTTCACCATGTTGATAAGACTTAAACTTACCACCAATTTTACTTGCCGCAAGTCCGTACTTGTTCATGCCCATGCTAGATACTTCATCTAAATCTTCTGGACCTAATTCTTTGACTTTGTTTGCTTCACTTACTAATTTGTAAATGTAAGGGAACACACTTTTTAGTTCTTCGTTAAATTGTCTGATTGTTAATTCATCAATCCAACTGTTAGAAACATCTTCTGGAACTTCTTCATTAACTGTCGGAGAAAAGTTTTTGAAAGTTTCCTTGTAGTGTGTTTCTTTTTGTAATTTTAGAATAGTGTCTTTTACTGTATCAATTCTTTCATTTACAACGCCCATGTAGTCACGTAGACCCTCTGCCATAACTGCTGAACGATTCATGTAAGTTTTAAATTTACGTAAGTTAGAAAGTTCTTCGCTGAGTGAAACGATAAACTTACCAAAGTCGTCATATTGATTTCCGCCTTCAGCAACGTGTCTTGCCATTGCTCTAGCACCATTCAAATGTCTAAATGGATATTTAAATCTTTCGCCTTCTCCACTTTCTACATATAAACTGTGGATGTCTCTTGTTCTTGCACCAGGCTGTTCCTGGTTAACTGGTCTCGAATGTTTGACAAGCACTCTTGCGTTGCCTACATCCTGGATACTATTTCTGCTAGTACCATACATTGTTGATTCACTCATTTGTTGTTCTCCGGGTCTGTTTTTGACTTGATAATCGTAATCACGTCTGTCTAAGTTATTTTTAGTTATATTTCTTGTATCAAATTGCAACATACGTTTCTTAGCGAACTGCCTCATTTCCTTCATGAAGTCGAACCAACCCTTTTTAACCATGTCTGACTCATTCTGTATCAGTGAATCGTTGTACATGACTGTTAAGTTTTTATCATCTAAGGTTACATTTACTTTAGCACCTTCTTTAAAATCAAAATCAAAAAACCTTGCTTCTTTAGGATCGTTGGTAACGGTTCCTTCCGAAGTACCAATAGTTATACTCGGAAAACGTCCTCTAATCTTATTGAATAGATCCTGTGCAATTACATCAAGTTTTATCATACAAATATTTATCTAATATATGCCACTTACGAAGATTGGCATTGGTGGTACTGTTTCTTCGTCTGTAGTGTCTGCTTTAAAGGTTTGATATATCCTTGGATCCCAATCCTTCATTACGTTCATCATACGTATAGCAAGTAGTGTAGCACTGACTAGATCATCATTTTCACCTGGTTTTGCTTTGAATCCAGTACCTGCGGCCACAAAGCCTTTAAGTTCTGTGATTAACGGAGCACTGTGTATATGCATATG